CAAGAGATTTCTTTGCCGAAGCGAAACTACGTTCCGCGTCTTTATACCGAGCCATGAATTTTTCACGTTTCTTGGCGTTGTTAGTATTAGCGGCCTTCTTTAAATTTTTATTAACAGACCGCAATGACTTATACAGCGTTCGTTTTTGTTTCCGAACACCCCACTTCATACCCTTGACGCCGAAATGTTCGATATCGTTTTTAGGGTCAAGTGGGTCGTCCCAATAACTAGACATAGACATCAGAAGCCTGCTTTCTTCATCATCCGTTCGAATTTCCAATCACGAACAGCTCCATCGACCCATTGCTTTCCGCCTTTGGCTGCATTTGATACGATGGGATTAATGGTTTTATAATTCATCGCATATCCAACGGCTGCCGCACCAGCAAGAGCCATCGCAGACTTGAAGCCTAAAGATTGAGCGACACCGCTTCGAAAACGTCGAGCGCTTTTCTTTCGATCGTTCTTCTTTCGCCACTTTCTCGCTTCCTGTCCGGCTTTAGCCACGTCTTGCTTATCGTAATAATAATCGAAAGCTTTGGCGTAGTTCGGATCTTTTTTCTTTTTGGCTTCGACAGCTTTATTAATCAGTTTTCGACGATTGCCGGCTCCTTCGCCGTACGACATTTTTGCTCGAACGGATTCCTTGGCGTCGCGCTTAGCTTCACGTCGAACACCCCACTTCATGCCTTTGACACCGTAATGCTCGATGTCATCGGTCTGTTCGAGCGGGCTGCCCCAATAACTAGTGAATGTCATGATGAGTCCTATCTCGTGTAATATCCGTGCTTTTCCCACCAAGCATAGCCGTTGTCCAGAGTCATGGGATATAGTTTATCAGTTCGCATACTGCCGACTTTGGATAGCAGTTTCTTAGCTTTCGCCACTCTGCGATCTCCGGCCTTCTTCCACCTTTGAGATTGCTTTCGATCGTATTTAGCCGAGGCTCGGGCTTGAAAATATGAGTAACTCGCCTTGTTTAGCTGTTTCCCGGCTTTGACTTCGGCGCGTCGTTTCTTTCGAGTCCCCCATTTCATGCCTTTGACGCCATGATGACTTAAGATCTCGTCCATGATAATCCTTACTCGAACGCGTCGCGATTCAGCTTATACGACACGAAACCATCCATCATGGCGGCCACGGCATCGATCTTGTCCTCGCGACGGCGTTTGTATAGTTTTCGATTTCCATTGGTGTCCTCGAGCACGATACAATTACCAAGCGTATACGACATGATCTCTTCATCGAAGAGTAACTGGCGATCCTCAGCGAGTTTCTTCAGCTCGCCGAGGGGAACGCTTTCTGTCTTGGCACCCTGAATAACCTTCACAATACCATATGGTCCGTTTTCTTGTTCCCATCGCTGAACGAAGTCCTTGGCGTTATACGGATCGTAGCCAATGCATCGCACATCATACCGATTGTCCATAATAAACTGATCGAGATCATCATACACAGCCATCATATCGAGTACGGTTCCATCCATCACATGAAGTGATCCCTCATGAATGAAGTCATCATACTTCATTCGAATGGCGTTGGGGAGATGCAGCAAAGTGTATTCGGAAATATAATTCAGTGTCTTGATTCCAAACTCACCGGTGCTGAGCGGAAACAGGAACGTAAACGAACAGAAATCATCGCCTTGTGAAAGATCAAGCCCCATGGCACAAGGCATGTTCCAGAAATCTCTCTTACGATGAGGGATAGTTTCCTCATATGTAAAGAAGTAGGTATAGCCTTCCATTGGGATTCCGAATCGTTTAGCTAAAATATCGTTTCGGTTCACTGGAGACTTTTCGGCTCGCTCGACGTCACGTTGATAGGTTTCATAGGTAACGGTCTTTCCGAGATTCGGATTGGCCTTAAGCCACATGTCCGGATTTCCGACCTCATCAACCTCGTCGAGTTTATAATACCAGATCGACGTATGTGGATCGTAGTATTCACCCTTGAGAATACTCATGAGTTCCATTTTGATGTTATCGCCGACGGAGTTTCGGACGGTACCTTCGGAACTCGAAGCGATGATCAAATAATCATCAAGCTTGGATGCACCCTGTTCGATGGCTCCAATCACATCTTCTCGAGTATCACCGGACAACCATTCATCAACGGTGGCTATCTTCGGTCGAAGGCCCTGAAGCTTATCGATAGACATCGGTCGAATTTCGAGAAGGGATCCCGTGATCTGGTTTTCGATACCGCGCTTGGTGGATACCAATTTAGCCTGAGTGGCAACATCTCGTCCAGAATTGGGAGCGCTGCCAAACGTCAGGAATTTGAACAACGGACCTCGAGCACGCGTGATGGCGGTTCGATACGGCGCCAAGACTTCGTCGGCCTGCTTCATCGTTGGGGCACATGTGATCTGACTGGTGGTGTCGGTATCCATGTTCTCTTTATAAGCCTGATGGGCCATGAGATACATGGTTTTAGCCGCACCACGAGCCACGATCAGATACTGTTTGTTGATCAAACGCTTCTTGATGCGTCGAGGCTCATAGTGTCCTCCCGGTCCATCGGTGTTGGGGATATATACGGATCGTTCGACAAAATAGTACCAACCATATACTTGCTCGGCCCATACTTTGAATGAATCAAGCAAATTCAAAGGGGTGCCATCGGTAAGAACGAGTTCATTCTCGCAAAAGCGAACGAATCCTTCTACAGCATTCCGATCATAGTATATGTTCGGATTACGGATAAGGTCATCGATACGATTCATCTCCATAGAGATTTCACGACATACGGGAATTTCACCTCGCATGACCTTATCACGGAATTCACCATAATAGTGTGGGGTTTCTGTGTTAGATAGGGTCATGATGCTAATTCTTCGTTCGTCGGTAAACCTTGATCACTTTCGGTCTCTTGATCTGCGTCAGTTTATTACTTTTTGCTTTCGGCTGCTTTTCACCTCCAACCTTCGGCAAATACGGTCCGAGCGACGTGTGCTTGGCCGCATAAGCCAGGGCAAGACTGGAGCCAACGGAAACCGCAGTTGTGGCCAAAGTCTCCACACCTTTATGTTTCAAAGCGTCGCAGATCTTTTTTCCAAAACTTTCACGATCAACTAGTGCCTTCTTATAATTTCGCTCGGCATCCAACCGATTTTTCATAAACGTGAGATCACTGTTGGAAAGTTCGTGCATTTTCTTTCGTGAAAGCTTTGCCGAACGAGCATAATCTTTGCTCGCGTTTGGATAGCTCTTACGTTCACGATAACCGCGTAGACCTCGCTTTTTACGAACCCCCCACTTCATGCCTTTGACGCCATAATGTTCGATGTCGTCTTCGGTTTCCGGGACGGCCCAATAACTACTTGAATACATTATTGTCCTTTCTTAGATAAGACACGTTCCATCGAAATATACCAAGTGTCAGGGTCATCGGGATCGATCATCTGTTTGACTTTTTTAAATCCGGCTTTCTCATAAATATGAATAGCATCTGGCGAACCAGTAAGCGCATCGAGTGTGATCGACTTTCGACCTCGATCCTCGGCATCTTTGATTATAGTGTTGATGGTTTTTGAAGCATAGCCTTTTCCACGATACTTCTTTTTAACCGAAATCCAATCGACATTCGATGATCCATTATCGAAGTCATCCACGTAGACCACTCCGACTTTTTTTTTCGACCTTCTCGCATAATGTAGGTTGAAGATTTACCTTTGTTGGTGGTTTTCTTTTGGATGCGGAACGATCGATCGCGTTTCTTCCGAATCCCCACTTCATGCCTTTGACACCGTAGTGGGAAATATCAGAAGCTGGATCGAAGAGATCATCCCAATAACTACTCAGCATCCAACGCTCCTTCTGCGTGAACATTCAGACGCCATTCGACTTCCTTGATCTGATTTTCGATCGAGGTCACCAAGAATGAATTCTGTGGTGGATCGAACAGAAGTCGAACCTTCAACTGAATGTATAACTTTACTTCACTAACGAGACTTTCGTCTTTAAGGAACGAAGCCCAAGTGGTTTCTTTGGTAAGAACGAAACCATCTCGCGGTCCGATGCCCAATTGACGCAAAGAATAAAACGCAGAATTGATATACGTAAGAATGTTCGCATCAAACGCGTTATCGTCTGGATTTACATCGAGAAGATCTTTGATAGTCTGAAATATACTATCGTCCATAGTCACCTCATTTGATCGGATCCCACAATAACGTGTCGCCCGGCCTCCTTTCCACCGGTTTGTGGTCCGGAGCCGAGTTCCCAAAATGGATGGCGTTATGTGTCATTATGGAACAGGAGATTAAATAATTCGGATCCAGAATCGTATGATCGGATTCCTCGAGCATCTCTGGATCCAGAGGACAGATGTGATGAACCATGATTTTTCCCGCGATCGGATGTCCTCGAGTGCCGAGATCGAATCCATCATCACGAGCGATCACTTCATCGCGAACGCGTTTCCATTCGGATGAGGTGTAAAATCGCTGATTGATCCAACGTTCATGTCCGAATGTTGGGAGACCGACTGTTCCGGTCAATCGAAGGTATTCGAATCGTTCTTCGAAAGTCGGGAGCTGTGCCAAATCGAAATATGTTCGAATCATCGTGGAACTGTCGGCCCTTGTTGATGCTGATAGTGTGAACCAAGATCTGAGGAACCATACGGTTTACTCACGGGATGATCGAGTTGGAAGAAACAAATCTGACCGATCCTCATACCGGGAGTGAGCAGAATCGGAACGCGGTTATCGTTACGAATCTCCAAGGTAATGGTTCCCTTAAATCCCGGATCGATGAACCCTGCGGTGATATGCGTGGTCAGACCATATCGACCAAGCGTGGACTTCCCTTCAAATCGGGCGGCCACATCGTTTGGCATGGAAATATGCTCCGTGGTTTCACCAAGCACAAATTGTCCCGGATAAAGCTTAAGCACATCATCAACGACGGTCTGCTCGTCCGGCAACACATTCCATCCGAGCTCCCTCTTTGCTGGATCGATGTACCACCCATCGTCATCCATGGAGTTCCTACGATCGTAGTAGACGAACCGGTTGCTCAATGTTAAATCATAACTAGCCGGCTGCAATTGGTTCGAAAAATATGGAGTAATGACATTATCGGCGATCTGCATCCTCCGAATTTCCAAATCAGTCATCAACATCGGTATCCTCCGGATCAGATCCTGCATATGAACGCATGGCGTTCAACGCTTCTTCCATGAGACGCTTGACATCTTCCGAATTCTCGTATGCCTTCGTTTTGGCCTTGAGCATCTCGTTTTCTTGTCTCAGTTTTTCCTGTTCGAGCTTCTCTCGAGTCGTGGCAAGCTTCAAAAAATGCACAATCACCTGTGAAGAAGCGGTTCCATTCCTGATCTGCTCCTCCGCTCGATCTACCGCGAGCGCGATCATCTGGTTCTCGCGTTCTTTGGCATCTTTTGCTCGGGGGAACGACTGAGAGATGCGAGTTTCACTAGCTTTTCGGCGTGGCATGAAATATCATCTCCTGATTAGAACTTGTTTCGGTAAGATCTCAGGTACTTCCCAAGGGAATCACGGCACTTTCTGT